TGGAAACCATTAAGAGAATGTACTCCTACCTATCAAGAGCTGAGGTATACTATAACCAGGGAGATAGTAATGATTGCGGATATATATCCTACCTATTATGGGGAGGGAAGGCAGCACTATCATGGGCAGAATCTAAAATAAAACAAGCAGAACAATGAAACGTAAAGAATCAAAGAGCTCACCTAAGGGTGGAAAGAGAGGGTGCCTATGTAAGGATGGTACCTATAATGCTAAATGCTGTGATGGCACACTACCTGCACAGGGGATAGGTGATATCAATACTGAGAATCCGGGTAACATTACTCAGATAATACAGGTGCGGCAGATTAACTAAAATGGAACAACTAAATAATTAATGAGTTATATATAAAAAAATATGAAAGAATCTATTTTATCACGTATCTCTGCACTTCTCGGAATGGAGAAGGTAGAGCTAGCATCCATGAAGTTAATGGATGGAGTAACTGTACTAGAGGCTGATGCATTCGAGCCAGGTATGGAAGTATTTATTGTTACTGAGGATGAGCAGCGAATCGCTTTACCTGTTGGTGAGTATGAGCTAGAGGATGAGAGAATCCTAGTAGTAGCTACTGAGGGAGTTATTGCTGAGATTAAGATGAAAGAGGAAGAGGCACCTGAAGTAGAAGAGGAGGCACCTGTAGCAGAAGAGCCTGCAGCAGAGGAGCCAATGATGGAGGAGCAAATGGCTGAGGAGGGTACTCCTGCACAACCTAAGAAAGTAATTAAATCCCAAATCGAAGAGATGTTATTCTCTAAAATTGAGGAGTTAAAAGCAGAGAATGAGAGCTTGAAAGCACAACTATCTGAGCAGCCTGTAGTAGAAGAGGCTCCTGTAGTAGAAGAGCCAGCGGCTAAGCCTATCTCTCATAACCCTGAAAAACAAACTGCTGCACCACAGTTCACATTTGGTGCAAATAGAAAGGAGACTACTATGGATAGAATCCTAAATAAATTGGCTAACTAAAATTAAAATAAAAAAAAATGGCAACTTCAATTACAACTACTTATGCTGGTGAGTTCGCAGGGAAATATGTATCTGCGGCTTTATTATCTGCTCCTACCATTGAGAATGGTGGAGTAACTGTACTACCTAACGTACACTACAAACAAGTTATTCAAAAGGTAGCTACTGATGCTATCTTAAAGGATGCTACTTGTGCATTCTCTGATGTATCTACAGTTACATTAACTGAGCGTGTATTAACTACCAAAGATCTTCATGTGAATCTAGAGTTATGTAAAAAAGATTTCTTCTCTACATGGCAAGCTGCTGAGATGGGATTCTCTAACTTCAAAACTTTACCTAAGTCTTTTGCTGATTTCTTAATTGCTCACGTATCTGATAAAGTTGCTGCTAACGTTGAGACAGCATTCTGGACAGGTGCTACAGGTACTTCTGGTTCATTCAATGGTATCTCTACTATCGTATCTACTGATCCATTATTACCTGCTGCACAGGAGGTAACTGGTACTACTGTAACTGCTTTGAACGTAGTAGTAGAATTGGGTAAAATTGTAGATGCAATTCCTGCAGCTCTTTATGGTAATCCTAACTTAAGAATCTATGTATCTACTAACATCGCTAAAGCGTATGTACGTGCATTAGGTGGATTCTCTACTGTATCAGGTGCATCTGCTGCTGTTACTCCAGGAACTGGTGTTAACAACCAATCTACTCAGTGGTATTCTAACGGATCTTTGAGCATTGATGGAGTAGAGATATTCTGGGCTCCAGGATTAGCTGCTAACACTGCTATCGCAACTACTACTGATAACCTATTCTTCGGCACATCTGTGCTTTCGGATTTGAATGAAGTTAAAGTTTTGGATATGTCTGACATCGACGGTAGTCAAAATGTACGTGTAATCATGCGTATGGCTGGTGGTGCTCAGTATGGTGCTGTAGAAAATATCGTTACTTACGGTATTGTTAACTCTGCTAACTAATATATAGTAATAATCATGGGGAGTGGGTAACTGCTCCCCTATATAAAACAATAAAGATATGTCATGTTTAATCGCAAATGGTAGACTTGAGCAATGTAAGGATAGCATCTCTGGTATCCAGGCTCTATACCTAATTAACTTCGGTAGCTATGATCCTGATCCATCTACATTAGGTGGGGATGTAGTATATGATACTACTGTAGGTTTTGAAGATCAAATTACTGGTATTACTTTGAATCCTATTGCACCTGCAGTAACTTCATTCGTATACAAGTATGAGTTAAAAGGACAAAACGGATTTAACACAACTGTTAACACATCTCGTGATAATGGTACTACTTTCTTTACTCAGACTATTACTGCTGAGTTAAAGAGACAAGATCCAGTTTTCCACAAGCAATTTAAGATTTTAGCTTATGGCCGTCCTCACGTAATTGTACGTACTAATGGTAACCAATTCTTTTTAGCTGGTCTTTACAGAGGATGTGATGCAACTGCAGGAAGCATTGAGAGTGGTATAGCTTATGGTGATTTCAATGGTTACAAACTTACGTTTGAAGCTATGGAAGAGAAACCTGCTAACTTCCTTGACTGCAATTCTGAATCTGATTTATTGACTTTGTTAGGATCACCTACATTAGTTACTACCTAATAACTAATCCTACATAGCGTGAAGAGCCCTGCCTATATGGTGGGGCTTTTCTTTTTAGAAACATATTTTAAGAATGTGAGTTATAATAATATGATAGTTCTAACTACAATCAAAACTGCACAAACTGTTAGATGCATACTTAGAGCAGGGGGTACTCCTGACTATATGATATTAACTGATGAATCTACTAATATAGATGTTAATGTTAATGTATCTAGTAATATACCTTTACAATACTTTTTAGAGATAGGAGGTACTTTTGATTTAGAGGAGGGGCACTATTATAGGTTAGTGATATTTGATAGTAATGATGTGGAGTTATATAGAGATAGGATATTCTGTACTGATCAGGTACCTGCAGATTATACTCCTAATCAAAATAGATACAAATCATTTAGCGTGCCTAATGATAATGAATTTTTAATGTACTAATATGGATAACATTCATGTAATTAACCTAGCAGCCTATGAGGCTCCTGTAATTAAGGAGAGCAAAAAGAATGATTGGGTAGAATATGGTGAGGATAATATGCACTTCCAGTGGTTACTGGATAGGTATATAAACTCTACCACAAATTCAGCAGTAATTAATAACATCTCCCGGTTAATTTATGGGAAGGGGCTCAAAGCATTAGATGCTAATAATAAGCCGAATGAGTATGCCCAAATGATGTCAATGCTAGAGAAGGATGATATCCGTAAAATGGCACTTGACTTTAAGATGTTAGGCCAATTTGCTATCCAGGTACTATACACAAAGGACCACAAAAAGATAGCTAAGGCTCATCATATCCCAGTGCATTTATTACGAGCTGAGAAATGTAATGAGGATGGAGAGATAATGGGATACTACTACTCAGATAACTGGGCAGAAGTTAAGAAGTATACTCCTGAGAGATATGCCGCATTCGGTACATCTAAGGATGAGATAGAGATCATGTTCGTTAAGCCCTATTCTGTGGGGATGAAATACTATGCCTATCCAGACTATCAGGGGGCACTTCCATATACAGTACTTGAGGAACAGACTAGTGATTATATGATTAACCTGGTGAAGAGTAATTTCTCACCATCTACCATCATTAACTTTAATAATGGGGTGCCATCTCCGGAGCAGCAGCAGATGATTAAGAGTGATATTAATAATAAGCTAACCGGTCCACAAGGGGATAAGGTAGTAATATCATTCAACACATCTAAAGAAACTGCCGCAACTATAGAGAATATGCCTGTAGAGCAGGCTCCTGAACTGTATAAATACTTATCTGAGGAGTGCGTTAGAAAGATTCTCATAGGTCATAACGTAACATCTCCGCTATTATTCGGGATAGCTACAACTACAGGCTTCTCTGCTAATGCTGATGAGCTAAAAAACAGTGCTATATTATTCAATAATATGGTAATTACTCCGCTACAGGAGGTAATGCTAGATGCATTTGATAGATTATTAGCCTATAATGGCATAGCATTAAAGCTATATTTTGAAACATTAAACCCATTAGATGCACAGGGTGATCTAACTACCACAGATGAGGCTACAAAAGTTACTGATGCTATCAATGTAATGAGCCCATTAGTAGCTAACAAGGTACTAGAATCAATGACTGCAGATGAGATTAGAGCATTAGTAGGATTAAAACCTACTCCCATAGCTCTAAAGAAAGAGGATGTATCTGATGAGGTATTGAATGAGGTACTAGATATCCTGGAAGGAGAGCACAATGATGATGATGAATGGGAGCTAGTAGATGAGAGAGAGTATTCAGATAAGAATGATACTACAGAAGAGTGGGCTACTCGAATGATTAAGCCTAAGGAGACTATCATAGAAAAGTTAAGTTCATTCATTAAGAGCAACCCTAACGGATTCAGCTACCTAGATAAGAGTGTATATAAGGTACGTTACAGATACTCTGAAAGATACAACAAAGGAAACAGCAGAGAGTTCTGCCAGCAGATGATGAGACGTACTGCTAATGGAGTAGTATATAGATTAGAGGATATAGATGCTGCTAGTAGATCAGGAGTTAATGAGCAGTTAGGCCACAAAGGAGAGCCATATGATTTATTCAAGTTCAAAGGAGGGGTAAATTGTGGTCATTACTGGACTGAGCAGCTCTATAGATTAAAGAAGAATACTGATGGTACATATCGGCCTGATAAGGCATTGAGTTCATCTGAGCAGGTAGCATCTATACCTAAGAGCTACATGCCGAATCCTGCAGGCTCAGGAGATGCTAATACTCCGCCTATTGATATGCCGAACAATGGACATCACCCAAACTATAAAGGATAATGGAGGCACTATTTATAACAAGACAGGACCTTGTAAAGTTCACTGCTACCAATGGTAACGTAGATACTGATAACTTCATCCAGTGGATTAAGGTAGCACAGGATATCCATATGCAGAATTACTTAGGTACAAGGTTATTTAACAAACTTAAAACTGATATCCTAACTAATGCAGGGAATGTTACTGCTGCATCATTAATTACAGGAGGTACAGGATACTCTAGTGGATTTCATAATACTACAGGGGGCTCAGGGAGTGGATGTATTATTAACATTACAGGTACATCCGGTGGTGCTATATTAACATTCACTATATCTACTCCGGGTACAGGATATAAAGTAGGTGATATACTCACAGTAAGCAGCCCAGGTACAGGAGGTACTATTGAGGTTACTGCTGATAGTATCACTACCAACTATAG